AGTAGAAACAAGGTACTTTTTTGGACAGTACGGATAACAAATAGTAGCACTGCCATAACTATTTTAATGCATGTGTCAGGAAGGAGTTGAACCAAGATGCATTGAGCAAAACCCAGGGATCATTAATCAGGCACTCCTCAATTGCTTCATATAGCCCCCCGAGATCAAAGGTCCCAGGTTCGAGGTTGTCCCTAAGAGCCTGAACAACAAGAAGCAGTTTTCTTGACTCCGCTGAAAATCCTTCCAATTGTGGTGATGCATACAGGCTATTGAACACTGACTTAGCCAATAGAGTCCTACAGACTTTCCCAATGGAACCTTCTTCCACTCCCTTGGGGGACTCCCCAATGGGCCATGCTTCTGATTTATTCTCAAAAAACTCTTTGGTCATGTCTTTCTCTTTAATCGAGGACTCGGCTTCAATCATGCTCTCGATCTGCTGGAGTGACTGAAGGAGGCAACGTCTCATCTCCATTCCCCATTTCATTTTGACCTTTGATGTTCCGTTTGTCCTCACATACAAGAACATAGGCCTTGAAATTTGGCCTATGGCACTTCTTAGTAACATATCTCCTATCTCAAGGACACAGTATTTCTCCCATTTATGTGGCTCAAGTCTCGGGTCAGTGAGAGAAAACTCCATGCTCACAAAGTTTACCACATCTGTGTCATTCCTTAAATGAGATCTTCCCTTTATGATGAATCCATATAAATTGGTTTTTCGCCTTCCCTCTTTAGTTCTGCACTTGCTTATCATGGGAATTAGTTGAAAATCGTCCATTGCTGCACAGGATGCATTGAGCAGGGCAGTATTAATGTATACCCCCTTCATTATGTACTCAGTGGCTCTACAATGGGACACCTCTGCTGTGAAATAATTCCTCCTCATGCTTGCAATGTACTCAATTGGGGCTACGTCCTCTCCAATTTCATCGAGCTCTATCCAGATTGAATCAGTTAGCTCGCAGGCCTTGTTGAACTCATTCTGTATCCAGCTTGAAAGTGACCTTAATTCAGGTTCGTCACTATCATATTGCTTCAAATCGCTTATGTCTCTGCAGTTGTCAAAGTCTACTTTCTCTGGTGCCATGTTTTCACCAAGAGCCCACTTTAGTTGACTCGTTTTCTTCATGTTTTTAGTCCTTGGGATCTTCTCCTCATTTTCAATGTCCTGCAATTCTGACAATACTTGCTTCCATGACAGCAGGTAATTTGAATTTATTCCCTTTTCGTGTGGTTTGACTATATAAGGTTCTTTCCATCCAAAGAATGTTTTTATGCACTTGATCGCATCATATAATGGAATCCCTTCTCCTTCATGACTTGGGTCTTCAATGCTCAATTTCAAAGCATCCATCAGGAGGAATTTGGACCGCTGATAACAAGGAGGTCCATTAGGAAGTTTGATTGGTCTTGGTGTTGTCTTCAGAAAAGGTTCAATTTTGGCATTCACTTCTTTGGACATTTGAGAAAGCTTGCCCTCAATGCAGCCGTTCGGTTCGAATCCATCCACATAGGCTCTAAAATTCTCAAGGCAGGAGAATTTCGGTGGGAGACTTTGGTCGGCAAGCCTACGCATAGTTCCTGAGATTTCAAATTTTTCTTCAATTGTTTCTTCGCCTCTTTCGGACTGACGAAAGGAATCCCAGAGGCCTCTGTTGGCCATTTCTTGTCTTATGGTAAATAGCCTGGTTTTAATCCTAGCCCTGCTTTCCTCGTCGAGAGTGTAGTCTGCCTTTGTGGCTATTTCCTCCCCAGTGAATGAGAAGATGTGAATGTGTGTGTTCTCAGATTTAATTTTATTGGCCTTTTCAAGGTAATATATGTGGACTTCTCTTCTTGTCACTCCAATTTCGATGAATCTATTCTCCTTGTAATCATACAAATCTGGTAGAAACTTTGGTTTTTCTGCTCCAGTAGTGTTGCAGATACTGTTTACTACTGTCCAGGCCATTGTTCTGTCTCTCCCCTCGATTATTTCAAATCTGTGCTTTAACAGTGCATTTGGATCATCAAGTTCTACCACTATTGATTCGCCTTGTTCATTGATGAAATGAAAATCTGAATACATGAAACATACCTCCAAGTGGGTGCATATTGCTGCAAATTTGTTTGTTTCAATTTTCAGATCCTCTCCATACTCTTTCATTGCTTTTTCTGCAAGTTCGACAATCATCGGGTTGAAGCATTGTCGCACAAAATCTTCCATTTCGAATCAGTACCTGCTTTTGCT